CTTGCCAACGTAGCCCTAATAATTCTGAACGTCTTAATCCGGACGTAAAGGCAAGCTTGAAAATAGCGTAAAGTTCTTTGTTGGTGATGACTGATAGATATTCTTTTACCTGGTCTTTTGTGAGAGTAATCATTTCTCTTGTTTTACGTTTTTTAGGGCTGCTTACTTTATCCATGGGGTTTCGATATAGGATTTCATCGATTACCGCCTGGCGTAGAATTGATTTTAGCAACGTATGTGTATAGGCAATCGTCCTGGGAGACAATTCCATTTCGTCGATTAAATTTCGCAGCACAATATAGTTAATATCGACTAGTCTCATGCTACCTAGCCTAGGCAATATGTATCTATTAATTGTACCCATATATGATTGCATGGTATTGGCTGTAACTGATTTTTCCTTGATGGACACCCATATATCCACCCAATCACGGAAGAGCAGCGTGTCATCAAAATGGGTAGCCTTTTTAATTTGTGATAAATAAGCGTCGCATTTTCCTTGGGCTTCTGCCCTTGTCCGGCCATAAAAATATTTACGCTTTCCATTAACAGTAGCCGTTGCGGTATATCGGCCATCGGGTCGCTTTTTTAATGCCATAAAAAATACAGCTCCTTTCTGAAAAGGGGCTGATTATGATATACTGATAGCGTAATCAGCCCGTGAGAAGGTGGATTATATCGCCGTGGTATTGGTAGTACCCGGCACGCCCGTATTCTGTTGGTAGCAGAGTGCGGGCATTTTTTGTTTAATCATGGGTATTGCCTTTCTTTAGTGATTTATCAAAGTCAGAGAGAAATTTCTGGTGTTTGTTAAATTTAGCGTACTCCTGCAACGCCTTCTTACTGGCAGTTTGCATTGAGATTTTACCTTTGTTTGTGAGAATTTTATATTCATTAAAACTTAGAAACTTATCAACGCTTGCGGCGAATGCCTGCATCGTAAAGGCCTCGTGGTTTTCAATAATTCTTTCTATATAATCAAAGAAGGAAGATACTGCTCTTTCCAATTTTTGGATTTGGTCTTCGGTTAAATAGTTTTTTGCGATTAAGGCATCTTTTTTGTATACTCTACCGTCTGGTGCAGCGTCCCAGGTTGTTAACCCCATGTGTTCTTTTTGAGAGTCAGCCTTTTCATGAATAATTTCTGCTGCAGTATGACCTGTAATAGCGTAATGAAATTTATTTTGTACTGTAGCATAGAAGCTTCTAGTAACGGAGGAATTGGGATCGTAGTCTATTGAACATTCCGCAAAGATATCTGTGATTTGCTGATATATACGACGCTCACTTGCACGAATCGCCCGAACTCGCCGAAGCAATTCCTTGAAATAATCCTGACCGAAGGGACGTCCATTTTTTAACATGTCGTCGTTTAACACAAATCCTTTAATTATATATTCTCGCAGTGTATTGGTAGCCCATATACGGAATTGAGTAGCCTCTTTTGAGTTAACTCTATATCCAACGGCAATAATTGCATCTAGATTGTAGAAAGATACATTTCGTGAGACCTCTCTATTACCTTCTTTTCGAACTATTGGAAAAATTCCAATAGTTGAATTAGGGGATAACTCCTCTGACTTGTAGATTAATTTCAAATGATAGTTAATCGTTGATACGTCCACCCCAAAAAGGTTAGCTATATCTTTTTGTGTCATCCAAAACGTCTCGTCCTTATATACTACGGATGCTTGAATATTCTCTGATGAGCTTTGATATATAATAATAGATCCCGAAGTTGCGGCTATTATAGGGTTCAATATAATCGCTCCTTTCTATACCTCTCAGTAATAAAACTCTCTCATTTTAGAATATATAACCTTGTCATTTATACTACATGATAGTAAAACTCGACGTCTTCGGCGACTCTATCGGGAACAATGTTACTCCGGCGTATCATCTCTTCAATCATACTTGCCTGCATATCTTTTCCGAAGTCGTCATCGACAATGTGTCCAAGCTCATGCAAGACCTCCTTTTTTGCCTGTTCTTGAGATAATGACTTGCTGACGATAATGGAATAGCTGCCGTCGGCGTTTGCCGTTGCGGAAGCCTTGGCGTGCGGGATAGAAGTAAAAATTATATTAATCGTCATGTACTTTATTTTCTTCTTTCATTTTTAAGAATTTGATGAAATTATACGCTTCTTGCATTTGTTTCTTCGTCAAATTACGGCTACTGCTAAACAATACTCTTAACTCCGGATTCGTCCTCAGCTCTTCGGCGTATTCGGCTACCTCTGGGTCTGTGTAGTAGCCTTGTTCTGATTCATCTTCCCATCCCATTAAGTATGCCGGGGTAACTCCAAGAGCGTCGGCAAAGACCTTGATTTTTGCCCGTGATATATCAATCTTTCCAGCTTCAATTTTATTAATCGTACTGCGAGAAGTGTATCCGGTTTTCTTTGCCAATTCGTCTTGAGACATATTGTTTTCTTGTCTTAATCGCCGAATGCGTTCATAAATAGTTTCCATATGAATATCTCCTTTTGGGGGAATTATAGCAGACCGTTTCAAAATAATCAACAAAAATTTATGAAATAGGAAAATTTTGTTGACAAGATGGAATCATGAATGCTATTATGTGATTGTAGATTTTAAATCAACATTGAGAGGAGGTGTAAAGATGATTAATTACGAGCTTTTAAAGAATCGAATTAACAAATCTGGGATTAAGATTTACGCATTAGCAGAAGCCTGTGGCTTAACTCCTCAAGGATTGTACAATAAGCTGAATGGGAAGAATGATTTCCGGTGTTCGGAAATTATTTGTCTTAGTAAAGCATTAAATCTTTCTCCCGAGGATAGAAATGCAATTTTTTTTGCTCAGATTGTTGATTAATAGTCAACAAAAACAACAACCGCAAACAAGGAGGGAAGTAGATGAACGAAAAAGAAAAAGAGCTTCGTATGGACGAAGCTCCGTTTAACAGTAGAAAACATTTGAAATTGTTACATCTGTATATCGGAATCAGGGAAGAAATCGTGGAAGTCACACAAAAACATCTTGGTGATATTGATACCGAGCAGGAACGCCTGAATTTGATATATTCATTGGCTGACAAAGGCGTCTATGAAGAGTTACGAGAACTGAGTCATCGCAACCTTAAATAATACATCTAGAGTCAAGGGTAAGGCGTTGGCCTTAATGTAGTCTTTGATTTTATCAAGACTACTGCGGTCGGCAATAGCGTCTATAAATTGCTGACCTTTGATGGTTAAGCCTATCTCTAAATAATCGTATTCTCTATCTTTGCATCGAGCATCAATAGCGTATAAAAAGCCCTCTTGAATGAGAAGGTGAACGTGATAATCACTTGTTAGCGGGGGAATGCCTTCAAAACGAAGCGAGTAATTACTCTTTACGGTAGGGGTGGGGGACTCTTCAACAACTAATAAAATAGCCCTGAATAGTTCTAAATCTAAGCGCATAACAAAATCAACTCCTTAAAGGTGTTTTTTACAGCATACCACGGATACAACAATTTAAATATGGGACCTTAACAAAAAAAGAAAGGGGAAATAGGAAATGAGTCCGGCAGAAATCATTTTACGAGAAGCCGAAAAGCTTCCCTGGCATGAATGGCAATGCATTGTAAAGGCTATGGAATTTGTCCATAGAAAAAGAGCCGACAAGCTGACACTTGACGACTCGGAGAAAACGCACGAGGAGCTAATGTTTCACGTTGAGCATTATTAAGAAAGGAGAATGGCAATGAAATTATGCATGACGGTCGAAGAGGCTGCCGAGGCGGCTTCTGTAAGCGATGAACAGATTCGCCAATGGGCGAACAGCATTGATTTTCCGAGCTTTAAAATCGGACAGCGAGGTGGAAAGCGTCTTATCCATGCAGAAGCCTTTAATGACTGGCTACGAAAACAGGCCGAAATGAGACAGGGGGAACGATACCGATGATTGAACTTGAAATCGCAACGTGTGTAATCGTAATCGCCGTTGTGCTGGCGTGTGTATGGATTGAGATACGGAAAGGAGCGTAACAATGAATGCAGACCAAATGATAAATCACATGATGACGGTTATTTACACGACTGCCGATGTAGAAGGTATCCAGGTAGCAAGACATTTCAGGCCTCAAGAAATCGTCGATTCTACACTGGCTGCGTGCCACAGTATTATCGACGGCAAACGCCTGTCAGAGAGGGAAACAGCGGTACTTATCGTAACGTTCGGGGACACATGGAGAAATTACATTCGGCGTGCCGGTAACGTTCTTATATCGTTTCACTTCGAGTTAATCATTAGAAAGAGAGGGATGTAATGATGAAGGCTGCTACATTACAGAGTCCGCCTGAGTGGATCAACCAAAGATACTACGAAATCCAAAACACTCCGATTCGTGTAGTTCGGAGTCATAGTATCGGCTATTACGTTAAAGAAGGGTTAAAAGCGGCACTTACGTTAACGGCTATTTACTTCTTAATTGTGCTTTTAGCACTTCTTTAAAGGAGGCTTTCCATGAATTGCGAGAATTGCCCGAATCGGGATTACTGTATTCCCGATGAGTGCATAGGAAATGGCCGCCCTCTGCAGCAACAGAAGACGGCCAAAACAACTAAAAATTAAATTTTTAATTAAAAGGAGTATATCACATGACAGTAAAAATTAACAGCTTAGCCATTGAGAACGTAAAGAGAGTCAAAGCAGTACAAATGGAATTAGCCCAAAACGGCCTTACCGTCATCGGCGGCCGTAACGGACAAGGCAAAACCTCTGTATTAGACGCTATAGCCTGGGCCTTAGGCGGCGATAAATTTAAGCCGTCCAATGCGGCAAGAGACAGCAGCACGATCCCGCCTGAGATTCATATCGAGCTGTCTAACGGACTTGTCGTTGAACGTAAAGGCGCCAAGAGTAGTCTTAAGGTTATTGACCCGACCGGTGAGAAAGCCGGACAGAAACTCTTGGATAGCTTTATTGAGAAACTGGCACTAGACTTGCCGAAGTTCATGGGTATGAACTCAAAAGACAAGGCCAATACGTTGCTGCAGATTATTGGGATTGGTGACGAATTGGCAGAATTAGACGCCAAAGAAGCACAGCGATATAATCGCCGCCTTGAAATCGGTCGTATCGCTAAGCAGAAGAAGTCATACGCCGATGAGCTTGAATATTATCCCGATGCGCCTACAGAGCCGGTCAGTGCCTCGGATTTAATTAAGCAACAGCAAGAAATATTAGCACAAAATGGCGAGAATCAACGCAAGCGTGAACAGTTAGTTAAGATGACGGAAGAACACGAAACGCTTATCGCCCGGATTGCTCAGCTTAAAGCCTCTTTAGAAGAAGCCCAGACTAAACAGGAGTCGCTGTTAGCCGATATGGAGACTGCTCAAAAGACGGTAGCCGAGCTTGTCGATGAAAGTACCGAAGAACTGGAGACTAATATCGCCCAGGTCGATGATATCAATCGCAAGGTCCGAGCTAACCAGGAAAAGGAAAAAGCCCAGGCCGAAGCCGAAGAGTTATCGGCTGAATATAACGGGCTGACGGCAGAAATTGAAGCCGTCAAGGAAGCAAAGAACGAACTTCTTAACAAAGCAGATTTGCCTTTGCCGGAGCTTGGTGTAAAGGACGGGGAACTCATCTATAAAGGTCAACAATGGGACGGCATGTCGGGAGCTGAACAGCTTATGGTGGCTACGGCAATTATTCGTAAGCTTAACCCTGAATGCGGCTTTGTCCTTATGGATAAGCTTGAACAAATGGATCAGGAAACACTTAAAGAGTTCTCAGAATGGCTCACCAATGAAGGACTCCAGGTTATTGCTACAAGAGTCGGAACGGATGACAGCTGCAGCATCATTATCGAAGACGGTTACATTAAAGACTCGACACCGCAGCCGGTAGAAGCTAAGAAATGGGAAGCCGGTAAATTCTAAAGGAGGTAGCTATGAAGATAATAACAGGAAAGCAAGAACGGTATCAGAAAGTTGTTGTATATGGGCCCGAAGGAATCGGCAAGAGTACATTTGCCGCTCACTTCCCTAAACCCTTATTCATCGATACAGAGGCAAGTACAGCTCATATGGACGTGGCAAGACTGGAACGTCCGACGTCCTGGGCGGTACTTATGGAATACGTTCAAGAGCTTACGAAAGACCACCAGGGATTTACGACCTTAGTCATCGACACAATCGACTGGGCAGAACAGCTTTGCGTACAGCACATTTGCTCGAAATACCAGGTGGGCGGTATTGAAGATATCGG